AATCACAATGGTTTCAATGCAAAACAATTAAAGAATCAAAGCGTCACAGCCCAGGTGCTGGATGTTCACAACACCGATTGGTAAAGGAATACAACATGATCTTTAGAGTCGAGCCGTTACTTTATAAAATTGGACATTTAAATAAATACTTTTACCTGTCTAGCTATGGCGAATGGAAACTTTCCAACAACCAAGATGAAATTGATATTGAATTTAAAATGTTTCAGAAAAAAGAATCCAAACCTAAACCTAAACCTAAACCTAAATCTAATCTAAGCAAATCAGCAACAGGGCGGTTGCGAATTTTAAAAGAAATGAAAAACAGTGAGCCTAAAACTAGAAGAGAAATAGCGGCAGTTTTAGATATGGGTCAAGGAGAAGTTAAGAACCGATTGCAAGAGTTAAAGAAGTCAGGGGATATGGTTTTGTTTGGCGCAAGGCGTTGCTCTATTTCTACAACATTACTTAACCGAAATGACCTGACCTATAAACTAGCATGAAAGACTATCTAGCTCCACCAAAGCCTGTTAGCCCGTACAAAGATTTAATCGATGATTATGAAGGTCAGGTTACTAAAGCTGCTCATGGCGAGTCAGGTGGCTTGTGTCACATATATAAATCACAACTTAATCCCACAGCAAGAAAAAAATATAACAAAGAAAGGAATGCCGCATGAAATCATTTAACCCTAAAACTAGCCATAAATCATTTGCAGAAATCCAAGATGAAGCCGCTAATCAGCGTAATAAAATGCGTAAATTTGTTATTGAAAACGAAGGTTACACTTCACAAGAACTAGGTAAATTATCTGATGAATATGATCGTTACCAGTTTGCAAGGCGATTACCAGAGCTTCGGGTTAAAGGAATATTGCACAACCCTAGTGAACGCCCCTGCGGTGTAACAGGCAAGAAAGCAATGATTTGGGCTGTTGCATGAGCGAAGTAATTTTTAGCGTTGATAACAAAAACGTGTCGAGCATGATCCAGCAGATTGTCCAAATGATTAACAAGGGGCTATTTATTGGCCCAGTGGAGGTTGTTCTAAGGCGCAAAGCCAGATCATTGAGTCAGAATAAAAAGCTTTGGCCTATGCTGGCTGACGTTCAAAAACAGGTGAATTGGTATGACGAAACTCTCGACTCAGAAGATTGGAAAACAATGTTCATGTCTAGCCTACATAAACAACGCGCTGTACCTGGGCTTGATGGTGGGTTCGTTGGCCTGTCTAAGCGAAGTAGTCTTTTAGATAAGCAGGGTTTCTCACAATTAATTGAGTTGATTTATGCTTTTGGCAGTGAACGCAATATTGCTTGGGCAGAGCCATCACTACAAACGTATGACAAGTACAAGGAAGCTGCATGAAAGTATTAGTGGCGTGTGAGTATAGCGGCAGGGTTAGAGATGCGTTTATTAGGGCAGGGCATGATGCTATGTCGTGCGACTTATTACCTAGTGATTCTGATTTTGGTAAGCATTATGAGGGCAGTGTATTTGATCTCGACCTAACTCAGTTCGATCTAATGGTAGCTCACCCACCTTGCACTTACCTAACTAACTCAGGTGTGTGTCATTTGCATAAAGATCCTGATCGGTGGAAGAAGTTAGACGATGGCGCGGCATTCTTTAAACAACTACTTGAAGCACCTATCCCTCGTATATGTATAGAAAACCCAATCATGCACAAGTATGCGAGAGATCGTATAGGTGGAGAGAAGTATAGCCAGATCGTCCAGCCTTGGATGTTCGGACACATGGAGCAAAAGGCGACTTGCTTATGGCTCAAAGGATTACCAGATTTATTGCCTACTAATATTGTGAAGGATGAAATGATGCTATTGCCAAAGAACGTAAGGGAGCGGTTGCATTACTTACCACCAAGTCCTGATCGATGGAAGCTACGATCAACTACCTATCAAGGTATAGCTGATGCAATGGCTGCCCAATGGGTAGATCAACTATTAGAGGCGGCAGCGTAATGGGAGCGATTAAACGCACTCCAGCAGACAAAGCCTTTAGTGACTGTATCAGGGCGGCAGCAGAGTGGACTTGTGAAAGGTGTCACACCTATTACGAAGAAGGTAGGCGTATGGGCTTGCACTGCTCCCACTATCATGGTCGCGGCAAGTGGGGCATTCGCTTTTGTGTAGATAACGCTGAGTCACTTTGCTACGGCTGTCACTCGTATCTTGGCTCTCATCCAAACCTTCACTCAGATCACAAGCTAGAGCTATTAGGCCAAGGTGCTATCGACATACTCAGAGAAAAATCAAATGACACCTCATTGGGTCGATTAGCTAAACGCGAAGTGAAGTTTATCGCCAAGCACTACAGGGAAGAGTTTAAGCGCATTCACCAATTACGGTTGGATGGGGTTATAGGCAAGATTGAAATCAACAGTTGGAGTTAAAAATTGAGTGATAAACAGCATGACATAATTATGGAGGGGGCAAACATCATCGCTTTGCTGATTAACACAGTGATTGATGTGGAGTATAGGCCGCGCAATGAGGAGGATGATTTACTAATGGAGAAAGCAGAAGAATGGGTTGATGAAAATGGCCCGATTTCATTAGATTTAACGGAGTATTGAACAATGGCACGACCAACGAAGTACACGCCAGAGCTATTAGCAAAGGCTCAAGATTACCTAGATAATGAAAGTAACTCATTTCCTAGTCACATAGGGCTGGCATTTGAGTTAGGCATATCTAATTCAACCTTGTATGAGTGGATCGGAAACGAAGATAAGCATGAGTTTTCGGACATCGCAGAGAGAGTTATGCAACGTCAGTACATTAGCCTTACCACTAATGGCCTAGACGGTACGTTTAACGGTGGTATTACAAAGCTAATGCTAACCAAGCATGGTATGAGCGACAAGGTTGACCAAACTAGCAGTGATGGCTCAATGACACCACCAACAACGATTAATCTAGTTGCTAAAGAGTTTGAGAATCTTTAATGACAGAAATTGATATTGAGTTGCCGCCTAAGTTGGTTCCAATCTTTGAAGGTGAGGCAAGATACCGAGCAGCCTATGGCGGTAGAGGCGGGGCCAAATCAAGAGCCTTTGGCATGATGACTGCTGTATGGGGTTATAAGTTCGGTAAGAGTGGAAGATCAGGCCAGATACTATGCCTACGCCAGTATATGAACAGCCTTAGCGAGAGTTCATTCGCAGAGATTAAGAGCGCCATCCAAGCCGTACCATTCCTTAACGACTACTACGATTGTGGCGACCACTACATACGCAGCAAGGATGGGCGAATCAACTACAGCTTTGCAGGCTTAACACGCAACATCGACAGTATTAAATCTAAGGCTCGTATCATATTGGCATTTATTGACGAGGCTGAAACCGTGAGCGAAGAAGCATATATGAAGCTACTGCCCTCGATTCGGGAAGAGAGCTCAGAGCTGTGGACTATTTGGAACCCTCAGTCAAAGGACTCAGCTACTCACAAGCGGTTCAGAGTTAACACACCACCCTCATGCAAGATCACAGACATTAACTGGCAGGACAATCCGTGGATGCCAGAGGTACTCACTAACCAGCGCTTAGAAGACCTAGAGCAGCGCCCAGATACTTACGGGCATGTGTGGGAGGGTGACTTTTTAGAGTTCCCAGAAGGGGCTTTCTGGCTGCGTGAGATTAACAAAGCTAATGCTGATGGACGCATATCTAAACTGCCAGTAGTGGAAGCCCATCCTTGCATGACGTTTTGGGATATTGGAGCAAGTGACGGTTGTGCCATCTGGGTAGTTCAGCAGGTAGGGCTAGAGTTCAGGTGTATCAACTTCTACGAAGCATGGGGTGAATCATACTCACACGCTGTGAAGTGGATCAAGAGCTTGGATCTAGTGTTTGAGGATATGTATCTACCGCATGATGCTGACCATAAGCGCCAAGGACAGACTAATAACAAGTCACCTAAGCAGATGCTAAAGGAACTAATGCCTAGCTCTAACTGGCGAATAGTGCCACGCATTCAGGACATTCTATGGGGCATCCAACAAACGAGTGACGTATTCCCGTACTTGTACATTGACGAGGACAAGTGCGCTAAGGGGCTAGATCACCTCAAAGCATACAGGCGTAAGTGGTCAAATAGTGAGCAACGCTGGTCACACATCCCAGATAAGTCTGAGGGCCACAGTGAGGCTGCTGACGCATTACGACAGCTAGCACAAGCCTTTGCAGCGGGTGATCTTGGGCGTTCTAAGAAAAAACACAAAGGAGCGTTAAAACGCAATGTTAAAGGGCTAGCATAATATGGTATAATGCGCTAACAATTTGTAAGGTGCGCCATGATGACAAGTAAGCCTAAGAAAAAGCCAGCTAAAAAGCCAAAGAAGAAAGGCGGTTATTTTCTTTAATGGGCTTGCTTAATGATTACATGGAGCAGCAAAGGCGATACGAAGCCGCTGGCTCTATTGGGACTGGGTTGCTTGTAGACAGGCCAGACTTATCTTTAGGTAAAGACGGTCTGCTTAGTCAAATGCAATCGGCAGAGGCTAGATACATGGAGCGTGTAAACGATCCACTACCTTACTACCGACAGAACCCAGAAGCACAAGGAATATTAAGCGTATCACCAGAATTAGACTTACTTGATTTAGCTACTGGTGGCGGCAAGATGGCTATGGCTGGTGCGGTTAAAAAGGCTGGCGGTAACGCTGCTGATTACGTCAAGGACTTAATGTTTTTACATAACACTAGCGCAGATAAGATTACTAGACAGCAGAGTATGGGTGGGCTTCCTATGCCATCCATTGCTGTGACGCAGAAGGATATACCGTTTGATAGTTTTGGCGATATAACTTTAGTGGGCAAGCCAAATAATTTTGACCCTAAAGCATCTAAGCTAAACGAAGCATTTAGTGCTGACGCTTACACTGTACGCGCACCAAGACCTACCAAAGTTGCAAGGAAGGGCGCAGGAAAAGCTTTTGATAGGAAGTACGGGGCAAAACTTAAAGAGCTTGGTGTTTATGCGGAAGAGACAAGTTCAAATATTTGGAATTTAGAGCGTAAGGGTGGGGCCAACACAAGCGAATATAATCAAGTCGATGGTTGGTTTGATAATAGAGCAAGTTCTTTGTATAGGGATGAAAAAGGAATTGTATTTCCAGAAGAATTTCATGCTGGGAATATTAAAGCAAGGTCTAAATGGGAACAGAAGCAAGTAGATGACGCTAAAGCCAGTGGCGAATACGATGTTTGGAAGACAGAAAAGCTTAATGAGATCTTTAGCCCAGAAGAATATTTCATCTCTAACCCAAGCAGGGATTATTACACTACAGGCGCAAAACTAAAGCCATACAACGCTGAAGAAGTTGCAAAGTTTATGAAGAAGTCATCTGGCAGGAATACAGAGGGTGGTATGGCTTCTAATTCGACAGGTGGGGTTAGGGCTGCGACAACAGAGCAATTTAAAACCCTTCAAAGAATGAGGGACACTAAAGATAAACTTGTATCTTCTGAGGATATGGCAGAGTTCAAACAAACCAGCGATATGATGCTGGATGATTTATCGGAGTCTTTTAAATCAA